ACCCTGTTGCTCATGCGATGAAGGTTACCTAGCTCCCAAGATACTGCAGCCCCCTTCGCGAATGGCTTGGATCGACATTCGGGGGACCCGTACGGGTCATCCGTGGGCCTTCGCGAGCGGATCGCTCCGCTCCTCGGCGTATCGGCTTATCAGCCGGCGAAGGGGTACGGGCCCGAGCTCGACGACAATGTCGTAGAGCAGATTCGCGAGGCGCTCGGCGGTCAACTGCAGTCACCGCCGACGACGCGCCTGCGCTGGTACATCGCGGACCTCGACACGGCGCAATACAACGCGGACCAGGGCAATCTAACGATGGCCGCGCAGCTATGCCGCGCGATGCGTCGAGACGGCGTGCTCGCCGGCCTCCTTGGCGCCCGCACCGCGGGCGTCGTCCGCTTGCCGAAGCGCTTCTACGGCAACGAGGAGATCGCCGAGGTCCTCCGCAAGAACAACGGTTCGCGCTCGGTCTTCGATGAGATGTTCCCGCCCTCCGAGCTCGAGCTCCTTTGCGGGGACGGCATCCAGGTCGGCGTCGGCGTCGCCGAGCTCGTGCCCGTGCCGGGTCGCGACTATCCGGTGATGGTCCGCCTCGACCCCGAGTACCTCCAATATATTTGGGTCGAGAACCGCTGGTACTTCCGCTCCGTCGCTGGGCGACTGCCCATCACGCCGGGCGATGGCCGATGGGTGTTGCACACGCCGGGCGGCCGCCTCGCGCCGTGGAACTCGGGCAACTGGGCGGCGACCGGTCGGAGTTACATCAACAAAGAGCACGCGATGCTGCGGCGCTCGAATTTCTCGGCAACGCTCGCGAACCCCGCGCGCGTCGCCTACGCGCCCCAGGCGGCGACCGAGCGGATCCGCGATAAGCTGCTTCGCAAGGTTCTTGCGTGGGGGACCAATACCGCCTTCGTCCTCCCGCCGGGGTACGAGGCGAAGATCCTCGAGACGAACGGCCGCGGATGGGAGGTCTTCCAAAAGGAGATCGAGACCTCCGATCGCGAGTACATGATCGTCTTCAACGGCCAGGAGGTCACGACGACGGGCGGCTCGGGGTTTCAGAACTCCGAATATCCCGCCAACGTCCGCGCGGACCTCGTGCAGAGCACGGCGGAGAACCTCGCTTACACGCTCAACACGCAAGGCCTCCCGGGCTTCATCGTCACGCGTTGGGGCGACGACGCGCTCGACAACCCGACGATCGTCGAGTGGCTCACCGAGCGGCCGAAGGATAAGGAAGCCGAGGCGCGCACCATGACGGGCGTCGGCGCGGGCATCAAGCAGCTCAACGAGGCCCTGGCGCAGTATGGCCGCGAGGTCAACGTCGACGAGCTAGCGGTGCGGTACGGCCTCCCGCTCTCGAAGCTGCAGACGACGCCCGAGGGCGCGCAGCGCGCGCTTAGCGTCGTCGGTGACCGCTCCTCGCCGCCCGAGAAGGAAAGGGAGGCCGCTTGATCCTCAAGCGCCGGCTCACCCTGCATCCCGCGAGCGGCGTCGCCGTCGCGCGGTCCCCGAAGTCTTGGGATCAAGAGTTTGACGTCCTCGTCCGCGATGCCGGCGAGCCGCCCTTCACGCGCCTCGGCCCCTACGCCTGCGTCGACGTCTGCGGCGTGCTCGTGCAGCGCGCGCACTGGTGCCTCGACAGCTACGAGGCCATCCAGGCCCGAGCGCGGGAGGCCTTCGCGAGCGACGCGCCGCAAGTCCTGATGCGCATCGCCTCGCCGGGCGGCGACTTCTTCGGGGCCCTCGACCTCTCGAGGCAGCTCCGCGGCATGGCGCGTCAGGCGGGCAAGCGGTTCGTCGTCCACACGGACGCGCAGGCGGCGAGCGCCGCGTACGCGATCGCGACGGCCGCCGACGAGTTCGTGATGAGCGAGAGCGCGCTCGCGGGCTCGATCGGGGTGTGGGTCGCGCTGCAGAGCGTGGCCGAGGCGAATGAGCGCATGGGCCTGCGCTACGTGATTCTCGCGAGCGGCGCGCGCAAGCTCGATCGCAACCCGAACCTCCCGATCACGGAGGGCGCGGCCGAGGCGACGCAAGAGAAGGTCGACGCGATGGCGCGCCTCTTCTTCGAGCTCGTCGCCGAGCATCGGGGGATCTCGCTCGCGAACATCGCCGCCCTCGAGGGCGACGAGCTCCTCGGCATCAGTGCCATCAAGGTCGGCCTCGCCGACCGCCTCGAGAGTTTCGATCGCCTCGTAGGTGGGGCGCTCGCCACGACAACGACGACGACCGCCGCCTCAACGTCATCCGGAGCAGCCATGGCCAAAGCCGAAGAGAAGAAGGACGAGACGCAAGACGAGTTCGAGAAAGCCGTCGCGGCGCTGCATCGCATGGCCGATGGCGAGGACGGAGAGAAGGCCGCGCGCGCCCGGCGGATGCTCGCCGCCATGTACGAGGAAGGCGCGAAGGCGAAGGAAGACGAGCCCGAGCCCGAGAAGAAAGACGCCGGGGCGAAGGCCGAGGAGAACGAGACGAAGGAGGAGAAGAAGGAGGAGGGCGCGAAGGCCTCCGCCTCGAGCTCCTCGAGCGAGCTCTCGCTCGCGGCGCGCATTCACGCGCTCGAGACGGCCGCCGCCGACCGGGCCCTCGAGGACGAGCGGCGCACGCTCCTCGCGCAGCGCCCAGACTTCTCGGCCGAGGTCGTCGCGACGCTCTCGAAGCAGACGATCGAGGTCCTCCGGGAGGCGGTCAAGACGTGGCCGAAGAGCGCCGCCCGAACGCGCCAGAATGCGCTCGCGGCCGGCGCGAGCGTGCAAGGCACGCGCGGCGAAGGTCAGAAGGGCTCGCCCCTCGACGCGATCGAGGTCCCGCCGAACGAGGCGGACTTCATCGATCAGAAGATGGGGATCAAGGCCTCATCGCGTGCAACGCGCATCACGGACCGCAGCCTCGAGCTCGGGCCGATGACGCATGAACAGGCGTCGAAGCGCGCCGCCGAGCTCGGGAAAGAGCTCGGACGAGAGGAGGTCTAGAAAAATGAGCTTGCTCACCCAGGCGCGGATGGGGCGCCAGACGAACATCAAGGAGATCGCCCTGCCCCTCGTGGGCGGTCTCAAGGCCTTCCAGGGCGGCCGCGCGTGCCTCGACACCTCGGCCAACGTCGTGCGCCCGATGATCTCGGGTAACGCGAACCTGATCAGCGTCGGCGAGTTCGCCGAATCGCTCGACCTCAGCGCCGTCACCGCGGGCGCGACGTCGCCGGTGCTCATCAGCCTCGATCAGGAGCTCGTGCTGCGTTGGTACGACAACGCGACAGGCAGCCTCGCGGTCACGTCCGCGAACCTCTACCAAAACGTCTACATGCTCGACGATCACACCGTCCAAAACAGCGCGAGCGGCAACAGTGTCGCGGGACGGTGCTGGTACCTCGACCCGGTCAACGGCGTCGCCATCCAAAAGAGCTCCCAGTAACCGGGCCGGCCCCGGTTCCCCTCGAGAAATAAGGAAAGACGCCCATGCCCGAAATCACCCCGTCCTTCGTGATGCAGTACGAGCGGCGCGCGAAGGCCATCACCGAGAACGAATACTCTCGCCGTCTCTCGTCGCGGAACACCTGGTGGAACAAGGTCATGCGGACGACGCCCATCGAGGGCAAGACCGAGCGCATGACGTGGTTCCTCGACACGGCGCTCATCGAGCCGATCGGCCCGTCGGGCACGGGCTCGCTCACGTTCGAGAACATGGTCACCCAGACGGCGGAATATCCGAGCTTCCGCCACGGCAAGGGGACGATCATCCAGCGTGACCAGTTCGAGGACCTCGACGGGACGGGCCTCGATCAGGTCGCGAAGTGGTCCGAGAACGTCGGCAACGAGACGGCGTACTACCCGCAGCGTCTCGGGGCGCAGCTCATTCTGAACGGAGCGAACACCGACGGGAGCGCGAACGCCTACGATGGCGTGCCGTTCTTCGCCGACAACAGCTCGAACAGCGGCAACGGTCACTACTTCAACCCGTTCAAGCCGTCGCTCGGTGGCTACTTCAACTGGTTCCACGGCGCCGCCTCGGGGAGCTACCCGGGCGCGCTCCCGATCC